CTGTGCTTTTCTAGCTTCAATCTTTTGTTGAATCTGCATTGCTTGCATTTGCATCTGTTGAGCCATTTGTGGATTCTGTTGCATCATCATTTGTATCTGCTGTAACTGTTGCATTTCATCTCTGAACTCTAATTCAACTTGTTCCTGAGCCATTAAAGAAATATGTTCAAAAATATTTTTTTCTAAACTTGCCATAACCATTGGATTGTTTCTAGCCATATTAGTCGCCATGAAATTTAAGTGTGCAGTTATATGTGATCTATGATCTTGACCAGGGAAAGCTTGAAACTGTCTACCACCTAATGCATCAATGTGTTCTAACGCCGGATCTTTTGGAGTTGGCTGCATAGGTTTTACTAAAACACTATCAATATTTTTTACACCTAATGCTTCATACATATTTCTATACGCTGCATACATATTGTGCATTTGTGGATTTGAAGTTGCCAGTTGGAGTTCCGTCTGCGCGAGTGAGATACGCTGTGTCTGTGAAAAAATGTTGGGGTCAGCAACTGGCAATATATCTACTCGATCATCAAAATCTGATTGCATAATCATTCTTTGACCCCCAACTACATCATACGGATATTGTTGTGGTAGATATAACTTGAATACTCTTGCCATAAGTCTGAATTCATTCTTTAAGGCAGAGTAAATTCTTTTGTGAATAGCTGACATAGTTCTTGATCCACGTTCTAATAATGCAACTGTAGTTCCAACGGCTGCTTGTTGATTACCATCACCAACTTGTAAATCAGCAATTGAAGCAAATCGTTGACCTGCTTGAACAACCACACCCATCAACGCGAGTAAGGTTTGACTTGGTTCTTTAAACGGAAGCATCATAAATGAATCTCTTAAATTACCACCAGGTGCATCTACATCTCTAAACTCTCCTGGTTGAATTGATTGTGCATCATCTCTAATTCTAATACCACGCATCTTAAATCCTGCAGGTAAATTTGATAAAGTTCCCGCATCCAATAATTGTCTTAAAGCTGCAGTTGCAGTTCTTGACAATCCACCAATCATGTGAATTAAACCAAAACCATAAAAACCTAAACCCGGTAAAAATTTGAAATGTACAAAGTATTGAACTTTATTTTTCTTTGGATCTCCAACTTCATAATTTCTTCTAATAGATAAAATCTCTCCTGAAGATTCTTCTACAGTTACAATGTATGGAATTTTAATTCCTGACGGCTCACCAGTCTCTTGATTTACATCTTCAAAACCTTCTAAATCTAAATCAACATGACATTCTAATATTGTAAAGACATCATCATTTGCTGTTTTTGACATGCCTTCAAGTTCTCTTTCTTTTTTCTCTACATCAGATTCTTTATCACTTGGTTTACCCAATTCTACATCTCTATAGAAACCGGCTACCTGTTGTTTTCTTAATTCGTTTTCTGAAATTTTAACACGATGAATAATTGCTTCCGCATCATCTAATGAGGTAGCTGTGTACGGAACAATTAAATCATCTGCAGGAACAAATTTAGAAACTGCTCTTTGTTCCATTTCATCGTAGTATACTTTTTTAAATGTACTACCTGAAAGCGGTAAATGAAATAACATAGAATCAAACTCAGGTTCATATTCTTTCATTTGATCCATGATTTGATAATTCATAAAATCTTTTACACGAGATGCTTGTTGTACTTTATCTGGAGTTTGTAATCCAAGTATCTGTGTTCTAACTGGACCATCTGCTGGTAATAATTCTTTATAGGCTAACGCTTGAAACTGTGTAACTGCTTCAGCTAAAACTGGGTGAGTTGCACCTGATGCACCATTGAAAGGTTCTGATCTTTGATCGTATTTAAAACCTAATAAATCTAAACCTTGTGTGTAAGTTTTTTCCCAATCTTTTCTTGAAGAAACATATTCTTGATACTTAGCAGTTAGACTAGATGAAAGTCTTCCAAGAACATCATCAGGTAAAAAGTCTGCAAGGTTAGCGTAATGCTCATCACCTCCTTCAGGAGTGGCTGCTGCAGGATCTAAATTAATATCAACTGATCCATCTTCATTCTCTGTGACCTCTACGTCATCAGGAGATTGCTGTGTTTCAGTTACTTCTTCTACTACCTGTTCTTGAATTTCTTCTTCACCAGGTATTTCAAATTCTTTTCGAGGCTCGTTTGGAAGTGCCTTGTCTATATTGTCTGCCATTTATTTTTTCTCCAGATTGTTTGATCGTTGTAACAGTATTATACGAAATATTCAAGCCCTGAGGCATGGGTCCGGACTTTGGTGGCGGGCCACTCTTCTTACCGTATTTATAGGTCATCGTCAGGAAATTGTTTATAGGCGTCAGGATCCCCGGCACCGTATTTAGTTTCTAAATATTCTGCCTGTTCAACTTGATCGTTATTAATAGCTTCTACTTTTTTAACTTTTTGTTGTCTAAGTTTTAAATCTGCATCATCTAATTTACCGGTTGCAAATTGTTTTAAAGAAGATGTATCTGACATTAATTCATTTGCATCTTCTACAATATTTTCACCGTCAAATTCTAAATCATAATCATCAGGTCCTGATCTAATACCTCTTGGTTCAGCTTCAACAGCTTCAAATTGAGCTGGAATATTTTCACCTTTTTCTGTTCTTGTTCCAGGTCTATATGTAAATGATACAGATTGTTCACCCATGTTTGTTGGTGAATCATAATCTACTCTAACACTACCTGTTTCTAAATTTTTAGTTACTCTTACACCTTCCGCCTCACCAAGTTGTTTTACAAAAACTTGTTCACCTTTTTGTTTTGCAAATTGTTGTGTAATATCTGTTCCTGTTTCAATGATTTTACTAACTAAACCACTGAACCAGTCTGGCATTCCTTTTGCAGCTTCCATTACAGCAGGTGCAACTTTAGCTGCAGGTTTAATAAATTTTCCAAGAATAGGTAATGATGCAAGACCACCCATGATCTTCATAAATTTTCTTTTACTTGGATCTTCGGGTCCGTCTGCAAAACCTACACGGCCTCCTTGATTAAATTGTTTAGAAAAACTTAAACCAAGATTTGCACCTGACATTGGATTGTATCCTGCACCTAAACTTAAATTTCCTCCAAATAAATCTGTATTGTAACCCGCATTAATTCCATAATCTGGTTGTTCACTTTCATCTTCTGGTGTTCTAGGGTCATCAATTCCTAGAATTCCAAGAGTATTAATACCAACATTTAATCCAAAAGGTCCAATGTTTTTATTTAAACCAACTGAATAATTGTAGGGATTAAAAAAAGTATTAGATCTAAATCTATTTAATGTGTTAAGTATATTCATTTTTTCTTCAACTGTGTTTGCTGCTTGAGCTGCTGCAACTGCTGCGTTATGTGAAGCTGTTTGTGCTGCAGTGCTTCTGTCATCAGGTCCCTCTGTTCCACCACCTTGATAGCCACCGGCTCCTGGTCCTACATTACCTTGTGAATCAGCTACAGTACCCATATCAGAACCACCGCCGAAACCTACACGTCCACCTACTGCAAAGTTAGGTTGTAGATCAGATGGTAAATTAAAATATTGTTGGGCAGTTAAACTATTAGGATCAAAGAAATCATCAATACCGACAGCGTTTAATCTTCCTTCTTCTTTTGCTTTATCATATGCTTCTTCTAAAGAATAATCTGGATCTATTAATGATTTTCCAAATTCTGTTAATCCTTGATAACCATAACCTAAAGCTTTTGCAACTGATGGTGGTGTATTTGGAAATCTAGACATAAAATCAAAACCACCTAATTGATGATAGTTTGGAATAGATCCAACTCTTTTTAATCCTTTTGTAAAAAGAGAATGATCTAAAAAAGTTTGAAAAGGACTTTTTTGTGGTTGTGCATTTCTAATCTTTGCAGCAGCAACTATACCTTGTTGATTTAAATTTTGTTCGTTGCTTCCTCTGTCATCTACTCCACCGGAAGGACTTGCTCTTCCTGCATCTCTTCCTGAAGCTGCGTCCGATCTAGCTGCGTCTCCACCTCTGAAACCTTTTCTAATTAATCCACCACTAGCTGCCATGATTCCTTCAAACGCTTCAGGATCTCCTCTTCGCATTTGTCCAACAGCTTCTTGTTTTTCTTTTCTAAGAAGTTCATCCCTCTGTTCATCTGTTAAAGATTCTAACAATTTTTTTCTCTCTAACATATATTTACC